ACATAACCGCGTGTTGCGCTCCACACATCTTCTTTACGTGGTGAGCCAGTCTGCACCTTAGTGAACAGCGTAGTGTTGTCCTGACCGCCTGTAGTGGGGAATCCGCTAAACAATTCAAACGCTTTAGTAGACTCGCCGCTAATAGTGATTCTGTATGTGCGTGTACCAGTCCTAACTACATCAACACCTGTTTCACCAAACACAGGCATCTCTTGCAGGTTGCGCTGAATGTTAAACACAGTAGAAGATTGTTGGTCAGCGTTGCCATCACCAGCAAAAGTAATGTTTTTGCTTAACACGCCCTCAACATCTATCTGGAACGTGTCACCAATCTCCCAGTTGTGACCACTACCGTGATCTAGTTCTAGGTCTTGTATCTCATCTACAGGTGTAGGACTTAGTGCGTCATCATAGTCAAATTGCGGGATGTTCAAGAACGGTATGTTGTCTATCTGGAATATACTGTCATTGCCAGAGACTATGGTGTGCCCACTGTTGATAATTCTTTTTGATGGATGTTCCTCGTGGAACAATAGCATGACGTTCTCTGTTTGCGCGTCACGCAACGTAGCTATCTCGCTAGACTTGTACGGCAGAGGTACATTGCCCACCAATACAGTAGCAGTAGAGCCTGCATGCGGAATGCGGTAGAACGCCATGTTCCCGTATGATGGAGTAGTGTCTGCGCCGCCTGTAGCTACACACAGATAGTGCCGGTCAGACTGTATACTAAAGTCGAACGTCTTAACGTCAGAGGTTGCTGTAGTCTCAAACAGAACATTAAAATCGCTAAGAGATACCTTCTGATTAGTGATGTCAACCGTGTCGCCTTCTCGTGCTATGCGGATATACATGTTCTCAAATACATCCGCAATTTTCACTCTAATAGATTGAGCTGTAGGCGTTACAATAATTGTATGCCTAGTAAGCCACGTAGTGTTGTCTGCTGATACTTGAACCCTAATTAAAGCCTGCTCATCGCGATCTACAGTTAACTTAATATCGTTAACATCTATAAAGCGCACATTCGGAGAACTGAGCGAACTAAAATCATAATGAGCTATTACATACGGAGATGTAGTGCCCATATTAGTAGTAGTCTCTGCTGAAGTGCTTGGGTCAAAATCGTTAATATTGTTTGTAGCAGTCCCTGATGGCACAGCAGTGCCGCCATTGGGCATTGTGGCAGTGAACGTACCAGTAACGTATGGCCCTAACTGAGCAACTGGCTCATCGATATGCTCTGTGCCTGGTCGTCTTTTAACACCACCCTGCGGCACAATGACTACGTTCTCAGCAGTCTGTAAACCAGCATAGTATTGATTAAGGTCTGTGCGGCCCTTTAGTAGAGGCGATAGCTCACCGCTAGTAAAGCTGGCTTGCAGGAATTGTGACTCAGCCATTAGTACCTCACATTAATAAATGGTTGGCTTCTAAGCGGCTCCGTTGGGTATTGTTGTGAGTCAGTGTAACGCGCCATACGGGATGCGTTCTCGTACTTAGCAGCGTTAATTTGTGCTGATGCAGCACTGTCCCTGATGGAAGGCGCAAAGTCCATTGCTAGTGCGTACTCGATCATCTTAGCAAAGTAGACAGGCCATTCACCTTCCGCCACGTTTGCTATGTAATCAACGTACAAAGGCCCAGATGTATTAGCATACACCTTGTCGCCATAGATTCTGTATTGTATTGCAGGGTCTAGCTTAACTACATTAATCAGGTCAGCAGGAAGCTGGTAGATGTTTTGGTAGTCATTGCCTACTGGGGTTTCTGTAGTCAGTGCTAACTGCGCTAATCGTCGAGCAAAGCCCCAGCGATACTTAGACATCTCAGCCTGTACGATGTTGTCGTACAAGTTGTTAGCTACTGTTTCTGCGCGTGTGTTACCACTTAATGATGTGACAGGCAGGTCGCCAATCAAAATCAAGGCGTTAGAAATTAACTTAATCTTCTCTGCCATACTAACCTCAGTAAGAAAGGGGGCCGAAGCCCCCATTCAGTTTTACGCGGTAATTACTGTACCTGCGGCACAAACAACGGTAGTACCGTCATTTGATTCTACATAGGAAATACGTCCAGTAGGAGTAGTTCCAGTAGTACCGATAACCAGCAGAATGTCGCCAGCGCTCAGTTCCGCTGCTGCGTTAGCAAAGTAGTTAGTGTCAGCTACAACCGCTGAAGTAGCTTCAGTAGTTGTGTACTGCCAAGTAGCACCACCGTTGCCAGAACCGCCAATGCGGGATAGATCAGATCGAACAAAAGCCATGATAGTCTCTCCTTATGCAGTCTGAGTGTATTGAACTTTAACCAAACCGCCTTCGTCGCGAACAACAGAGCCAGCCTTCAGCATGCCGTTACACAACCAAGAAGTACGCTCAGCAACCCAGTCGATCTCAGTCTTCATGTCGATACCGATGGCGAGGCCAACAGCAGGACGCTGGAAGAAGTAAGAATCAACTACGTTTCCAGCTACAGTCAGTCCACCTTCTGCGCGTGACTCAAGGATTACAAACTTGAAGCCAGCCAGAGTGTCAACGTCACCGTTTACGAGAGCTTTAATAGCCTGGTAGTCAGAAGAAGTTGCCTTCTCGTCATTCAACAGTCCACCTAGACCCAGTGCGTTTACAGCAGCAAACAGCTCAGAGTTAGGTACACCTTGGTCGCGCAGCTCAACCTGGGCTTTAATTACTTTAGCCATGTTCAGGTTAGAACCAGTGCCACCTACGTTGGTGCCGATAGTTGTAGTCAGAGGAGTAGAAGCGTCCATAGCATCGATAACAAGCTGGTCAGTACGACGACCCAGAGCACCAGCGATAGTGTTAGCCAGTTCCTGCTTCTCATCAAAGTTGACATCTTTAGCATCAAACATGTCAGTGTACTCTGGAGCATTCCAGTTAGTCAGAGTGGCAGTCTTGAACTCGTGCGCCACATCCATAGGAGTTACCAGATCAGAAGTAGACTTCTGGTTGGCAAGACCCTTACCCATACGGCGGAACTTGTAAGTATCGCCAATTACATTGTTGCGCTGAGTTACAGCACCTTTCAGCAGGCCCATGCCCTGATAGGCATGCTTGACCATACTGTCAAACTCTGTGACCGCTACGGCCGATAGATTTTTACTCATAATAATTTCCTCGAAAAAGAGTAAAGTAAATAGTTTTTCAAGGTTTTTGCTGAGTACCCAGTAAATTGGTCAGCATCCAACCTAATTTACTGGGCCTAAGAGAAAGGGTATCCAGTGGACAGATTATACCCCGAATGACACTTATGTATCAACCAATGGTGCGGTGGTGTGGTGTATCCCCGCCGTAATCGTGCATCATCTTCTGGATTTTGCGCTCATGGTTGGTATCTACACTGCGTAACAACTGACCATTCTCGTTCTTCCTGAACATCTCATTCTCAATGTCAGCCCATGTAACACCTGTAGGGCTTTCACCGCCTTGTATGGGTAGCTTAGTCGGCGCTGTAGCAGCTACTAGCATCTCAATCAACTGCACTGATTCTGCTGTAGTTACTAGGTCGCGGGCTACATCAAAGTCTTCTGGACTCATATTGTTCTTCATGAACCCTTCGATAGTCTTAATGCGCTGCTGTGCGTTGTCCCCTAGCTTCGCCAACTCCTGCTCCTGCTCAACCTGCTCTACAGCTTCAGACTGTGCGGTTAACAGTTCCCATGCATCGTTAAATGCGTCCTGAGACATGTTGGTTCTAGTAGCAAACTCAGTCAGTTCTTCGAGCAAAGCATCACCAGACTCTACACCTTCAGGGCCAGCATAGCCGTCTTTAGGTGCGCCTGTGAATCCACCGAACTTCTTCTCTAGCTCTGTATATGCTTTAGCCTGTTCAGCTACTGACTTGTACTTGGTAGGGTTGTACCACTCAGGCATCTCGCCTGCACCCTTGATACCTTCTGATAGAAAGTATTCACCTTCACTTAACTCTGGCGATGACTGATCTAACAGGGTATCGCTTGTTGTTTCTTCTACTGCGGCCTGTTCTTCTGACATTAAATCTTCTCCCAGGGTAAATCAATAATCTTCCTCGACTTCCCTAATGGTTGGTGTTTAAGTTTGATCTCGCATAACTTGCGCTGTCCATTGAGCAAAGCAAGAGTATTAACGTCAATCCATTCGACGCTTTTGCCATCACGGTTACACCGGAATGCACAAAACTTACTGACATAATCAAACCCATCGAACTTGTACTGTTTAGCCAAGTCGTGCAGCCACTCCATATCGAAGCCAATCTTCTCTAGGTACTTCTTGGAGTCGTCGCCTATAAGAATCTTGGGCGTTGCCTTTACGACACGCTTCTTAACTTCTTTCGTCATAGTGTTTCTGCCTGATTGATTTGATTGATGATGAACTTAACTACGCCTGACTCACCGTTATGGTAGGCAGATTCATAGTTAACGTTCGGGGAACCAAAGGAGGTATCGTTATCGTAGATAAAACGCTTGTGTAGATCAGCAATAACCTGCTTGCCTTCCTCAGAGTTGAAGCAGCGGTTGTATGCTTTGGCGAGAGCAGCAGCCTTAGCACGTTTTTCAGCCGTCTGCTTTTTTGCGGCCTCTGGATTAACAGAAGCCTTCTCGATATTATCCCAACTCATTGTACTGGCGGCTGACTCGTGGGCAATCCAGCTTGTTCAGCTTGTGCGCCAGCTTGGATAATCTGTTGTTTCTCGGTTTCGCTTCGCAATAGTTCAGCAGGCATACCAGTTTTACCTCCAGCCCATGTACCAAAGTCTTCCATCTTAAAGGAGATCATGGCTTGGTCTGGGCCAGCAGTCTGTAATACAAATGCTACAGCCTGTTGTACGCTCATCAAGTCCTCACCATCTTGCGCCTTAGCCAATGGAGACAAGAATTTAATATCGATGTCTCTGCCATCTAACTGTATGGGGGTGATTAGCCCTCTACGAGTTAGAATAGCTGCTACACGCTTGATGATAGGGATTAATACTTCGGTCTGCAAGCGACCAAACGCAGAACCAATGCGTTTTGCTAGTTCTCTGGACTCTAAAGCCACCTCAGTAGCACTGCGTACAGGGCCAGTAGGGTCGCGTAGATCGTTAAACAGGGCACGTTTGATAGCTGTCTGTAGCTCTACAATCTCGAACTGGGCTAGTTGCAGGTTAGTTCCTGTGTCTAAGCGCGAGATAGAGGGGTTAGCAGAGTTGTTAGAACCAACAGGAATAACAATGCCTGGGCTTATACTAATATTGTAGGGGTTGGTTACGCCGTCATCAGTAGCTGTGTACATACCCGCTAGGTCGATAGCTGCTTTCTGTAGTACAAACTCTTTGGCTTTGTTCAGAGAGCGCACATCAGGCAGTGCTTGTAGGGCAGGGCCACGACCGCGTATCTCACCGGATACTTTAGAGTAGCGTCCAGTTAACCAAGGGCTAGACGTACCGTAGTCTTCCATCCAGCTGATAGAATCTTCATTCTTAACCCAGACACAACCGTAGTAGGTCTTAGACTTGGGCATGTAGACAACACCCTCGCTGATCTCTACGTCTTTATCTGGTGAATTTTTGATCACATTCTTGATCTTCTCGGAGGGCTTGAAGCCTCTCCACTGACGCTCTAGGTTACGCGCCTTGACGGTGAATCTACGCCAGTGTGTCTCAATAGTACCGTATGGGCCTTCCTCAAACGCGATACCCTTCTGTGGGATAGCATTGAAGATGACAGGCATGTTGTCGTCATCGTTCTCATCGATGCGTAGAGAGCCAGTACCTACTAGGAGGTCTAGTGCATGCTCGTAGAACTGCGTGGCAAAGTTAGAACGGTTGATGTAATCAAAGATAATGACTGCCTGCTTCTCTAGGTTAGCCTCTACCTCTTGTACGGTTACGCCGTAGTCACCAGTCTCGAGCATCTCTACTACTTGGTCGGACGGGGCAAACGTAGCCCAGCGTGACCAGATAGGTGCGATGTTTTCTTGCAGCTTACTAGCACCCTGTTGGATTGCCTCAAGAGCCGTGGAGTCAAAGATGCGCTCCATCTTCTTCTGGCCTCGGCGATTAGTGTCAAACAAGTTCCTGTTAGGAAGGAAGAACTCGTACACATCGTCTAGCGTGTCGTGCCACATCATAGCATTCTCGAATGCCTTGGCTTCGCGCTTTTTAAGGTCAGCTAAAGACCCTAGCTCTTTTGGTAACTGCATCTTATCGCTCTCTAGTTGGGCCTTGTCGTCCAGGTGTGTAACCGCCGATGCCGCCCATCAAGCCGCCACCAGTCAATGTACCCATACCGCCACGACCTCGACCTGGGCCTCGACTTGCGCCTGATCGTTTAGCTGCTGTGCCTTTGGCTAACAGTGATTTGGTTCCTAGTGTTCCTCTGGCTACAGCCTTGAGTCGCTTTTCTTGCTCTTCCATCTCCTCGTCTAGCTCTCTGCGCTGACGCTCTACCATTGCTGTTTCTTCAGCAGTGGGCTTAGGAGCCTTGGGTGCCTTCATAAATCCCATGATTGTTCCTCATGTACTTGTAGAGTTGATAGGGCGTTAAGATAAATGGCTTCTTAATTCCCAGCAATTGTTTAGCGTGAGCCACGCAAGTATTCAGCATGAACAAACTTCTAACAGGGTGCTTTTGCTTATACCCCATTATTCTAAAAGGTTCGCTAAGTATAACATTTTTGTCCGTCACGGTGAATAAATCAAATTTGTCAACCGTCCTACCGTGGACAATGTAGTTATCGCCGTTAGGTTTTAGTACAAAGCAGTGCTGAATGTCTTTATGTAGGAACTTAGACCACCAGTGCCCGTCATCCTTGGTGAATACTACGAATATGTCAGAAGACACTAAAGCCAACCTTAGCTGTCACAGGCTTGTCGAACTTGCCAGACCGTCCTAGTGCTTGTCTGCCCTCACCTTCGCCCTGTAAAGCGTATTCTAGGGCTTCTACGGGGTGTGAATACTCGTTCTTGTCCGGTTCGTCAGTGTATCTCTCTCCGGTTGTTTGTACTCTGCGGTAGCAGAAGCCACCCTGTAACCCCTTACGTATCATTGAGGCTTTGGGTAGGACAGTGAATCGCGGCTTACCGTCCATGCACATCTCTTTCATGGGCACTTCTAGGGCTGCTCTACGTTTCAGTGGATCGTTCGATTGGGTGGGCTGACAGGGTATGCCAGCCGCCCGCATGATTTGGAATGGAGTTTCACTGTTTGACTGATTTTTGTTCTGTCCACTCGGATCG